TTGTTTTTACAAAAGCCCTAGCCGATCCGAAACGGGAACCTTTCCCGTATGCCTAGCGGCTCAATTCTAGGCACTGATGAGGATAGAAGGAGTTACGGCTATCCTAAAATGGGAGGTGCAATTCCTCCCTCTACAAATCGATATATTTGAACATGAACATGAACGAGGAATCCAGAAAAATACTAGGAACAATTGCAAGGCTAGAGAACGTATCGTATCTTTTGATTGCTATCTTAATCGGAATGGCAGTGTTTGGAGTAGGTCAAACACTCCACAAAGCTAATCACTACCTTACATCACAAGGACACGAAAACCCAAAAGTACTATTGCTTCCATCTTGGAGGTGTGGAACATTTACCGAATTGAATTTCCGTCGTTCTGACGGAAATAGAGAATATTTGTGTGTAAAACAGATAAAGAGGTAGGTTGTCCAATCAGTACTTAACGAAGTGAAACCTAATAAGATGATGCCGTAGCAAATGCAGATTGGCGCATAGAAGATTAAGGTTATCAGTTATCAGTAACCATTATTTAGGAGTAAAACAATGACAATGATGGATATAGGACAATTCCCTAAGATTGACTCAGCCCCGCAAGAGTTCAAGTTAACCTGGTACGAAACAAAGTTAATTTATCCTTTTAAATACTCAGAAGGAGTTCATTATTTTATCCAAAAGGATCAAAAATGGATAATCGACGAAATTGCTAAATGGGTAAAGGAAAGAGAACATTGCAAAGAAGATTTTCCTTTAATTATTGACTGGAAACTAAAAATAAGTTCAAATTCAGATCATTTTGCTACACTAACCTGCGAAAATCGCCAAAATGCCGACTTTAAGTTTGCCTTTTTTGCATTTTTCCCAAATACTGATATTGAGTTATTCTACGATGGTAATCCCATAGACGAAGTAAGCTTTTGCTTACTTACTAATCCCGATCCCTCTGAAATGATGTTAATGCTTGAAGAAGAATGGATATATTTACTTAGTATTGCATCAAGATTATTTACTTAGTTTCGATCAGTTATCAGTTATCAGTCAATAAACATCAACCAAACAAAAAAATGAAACCTCTGTATAAATTAGGCAAATATCACAATCTAGACAAGCTAAACAAGATAGTAGAATTGAGCAGTTCTACTACCTTTTCTGCAAGAGCAAAACACAATTGGGTTAACAATCCTTTTTCAGAGTTGTTTGATCCTTATTCTCTATGGTGGACATTGGGGGTAGAATGGCACGTTGACGACATTGATAAAGATAAAAAATATTCAATTATTTTAGTTGTTCAGGGTGACAACTACGAACTCTACTCTTCTACAGTAAACAATGATACCTTAGAAAAACTCTTGAAAGATTATAATCCCTTTAAAAGTATGGATGATCAAATAAACTCTTTATTAGTCCAAAGAAAAGATACACAAAGATTGGTTTTAAAAGCAGGAGATATTTTGCTGCTGGACATATCCTGCTACCATAAGCTGGAAAACACAAAAAAAACAGAAGACCCTTTTATTTTTATTACCTTAGATATTGACTTTATTCCAAGAGTCAAGGAAGCGGTCAAGGTTGTCAATTATTTTGTTCACGATTTTTTTGTAATCAATGAGGAGTAAAACAATGGGAGAAGAAATTAAAGAATGTATGTCTCCAAGCCATCGTCATTTTTGGCTTTGCTGGTATCAATTATCTCTCCTAGAGAAAAAGGTCTGTTTTTATTTTCTCTGTGGGTTTGATAACAAAGAAATTGCTAAAAAACTTTTACTAAAAACTGAAATAGTAAATGACTATACGACGGCAATTTTAAAAAAATTTAATATTTCAACTCAACCTAAGTTTATGTTCTTTTTTTATCAGCATACAGGATGGGATATAGCCAAAGACATGATTGACGATGACGAAAAAGAACAATGCGCTTTATGGGGTGTTCAAAAATGTCTAATTCCGCCTAGAATATGGAAAAATATGTAGTTTAACGAAAATCTATGACTAATACCATTGAAAATAAATATACACCAGATTGGGTTTCTCTACCGGGAGAAACCCTTAGTGACATCCTAAAAGAAAGAAAAATAACTAGAACTGAATTTGCTAGTCGCATAAAGTTGCCGAAAAAGACTATTAATCAACTCATAAAAGGTAAGGCAAAAATTACTGTTCGTATTGCTTATAAAATGGAATTAGCTCTAGGCGTACCTTCTGCTCGTTTCTGGATAGAGCGTGAAAGACTTTATCGAGAGTCTCTAGTAAATCAAATTGATTTGAATATTTTTACAACTGTTAACGAGGATTTATGAATCTGTACCTAATTAGAGATTCAGTTACATCATTTGGTCTTTTTGTTGCAGCAGAATCAGAAACAAAGGCTATCTGGCATTGGTGCAATTATTTTAATAGTGATAATGACAATCCAATCGAAATAGAAGAAATTAACATTAATACTTCTGGTATCGTTTGGGAATGTGGGTGGACTACTGATACTAACCCCTAAAACCGCTCCTAAACCGATTAACAGGAGCAGAAGTAACAATCGTGCTAATAACCTTTTCATGTCCCTGAAACTCATTTTCAAGGGAATAAAATGCTCCCGATAGGCTATCTACAATGTCATTAGTCGGGGGTGTTTTTTTGCTACCATCAAAACCCTGGCAGGCATTTAAAAACCGAGTGTTCCATGTCCCATCTCTTAAGATAAAGATTTGTCCCCGACTAGCTGCCGTGGCTACTGGTAAAGCTCGTGTTAGCTTATCCCCTTGAGGTACGATCGCTTTAACATCATGGTTCGGATGATTTTCTCTAATTACATTAGTAATGGTATTTTCAACAAATTTACCGCTCGATCCCCCTTCCTGTTCCCATCTTACGGCTACAGTTTTCCCGTCCAATTCAGCAGTATTTTTAAGCATTAATTCAACTTCCCCTACCTTTTTCTGCTCACAGATATTATCGGCAATCACATAAGCAAATTCCTTAATCTCAGTTGAATCTGACAATGTGTCCTTAATTCTTTGGTATTTGTAAATAAGAGTGCCACTGGTATAACAATGATAGTTTTCGGCATTCTCTTTGGCAGTTGCCGCTAAATCCCAGAATCTTACTTTACCTATTAACTTCCAATCATCGGGTATTTTATCGAGAATCTCAAACCAAGTCCGATCAAATACTGTACCAGCTTCATATTTAATCTTCCAGTTGCCTCTAAGAAGCCTTTCTCGTTCAACTTGATGAAGTGAATAAAGGTTAGCTAAGTAGGTAGGGTTAACTTTTATCAGTTCTCTATTATCAAAAATCGTGGCAGGAATAAAAGTAAAACTCTTGATTAAGTCTTCTGGTTTAATGCTTATTTCTTCATTTAATAAAAACTTTTTTTGAATATCATTAGGAATCATTTCAAAAAGCTTATCTTTAAGACTAAATTTATCAATTAATTCTTGTTTATTATCAGCCCAATAAACCGTATCTCCCTGCCTAATAAAGTATCGAACTATTCCCGACCTTTCTTCAATAGCATAACCGTCTTTTGGGTTGATCCACCAAGAGATAAAACTAGCTACCCATGAATCAGCGTCGGGGTTACAGGTTGCTCTAACAGCGGGTTTAATTCCTGATACAGACCGGTTTCTAGAGAGAAGATAGAAAAACTGTTCCTGCGTAAAATGGGTTAGTTCGTCAAAACCGATCCTAGTAATCTGAGAGCCTTGATAAATATGAACGGTTTTTTCATGCTGTAAATGCCTAAAAGATACCCTAGCACCACTAGGAAACCGCCATTCAAGACTAGGTTTTTCTATAAAAGTACCCTTGATAGGATAATAGATTTTACGACTTTCATCCACTAATCCCCCAGCTTGAGTAAATTCAGGATAAGTCCGGCGAAACATGACAGCCCGGTAATCAGGATTGTCGATATATTCTTGACGAACAAAATCAGTTAATAAGGCTCTGGTCTTTCCTGCTCCTGCGGCTCCACCGAATATAATTACATCAGCGTCAATTTTCCCAAATAAAGCTTGTTTTCCCTCTTGTAATTGAGGAAAAACAATTTCTTCTTTGGTGTTAACAAGTCGATATTTTTCGGTCGCTGTTTTTATCTTTGAGAGATTTTTTAATGATAATTTACTCGCT